ACAAATGGTAACTGCTAGAATGACTGAAATAGCAGCATCTACTTTTGGTGGACTTGGAATTTATAGTCGTGATGTTCCAGAGTTAAATAGAGTTTACAGATTTAATTCAGCTATGACTATCAAAGCGCCTGCTGGAATAAACAGTTTTCCATCAAGATGTCTAAATATAAAATTAAAAATTAAATATAGAGTATTTGATAAAAATACTTTTTAAAGTAGAAGTAATCATAAACAATTAAACAAATAGCAATAATTTAATAAATAAATAAATATGATTAACTATACTTGGAATTGCAAAACAGTAGATGTACACCCCCAAGAAGAAGGTGAAACAGACGTAGTATATAACGTACATTGGATAGTAACAGGAATTTCGGATCAATTAGATCCTGAAGGAAATCCTTATTCAACCACAAATATAGGAACACAAACTGTTCCATTAGATCCAGAAACCCCATTTATACCCTTTGAAGATTTAACAAATGAAATAGTTGTTGAGTGGACTCAAGATGCTATGGGTGAAGAACAAGTTGCTAAGATTGAGGCATTAATAGCTGAACGTGTTGAATTGGAAATTAATCCTGTATCAATTACCCTTATAGTTGGTGAGCCTGTTCCTCCTATAAATTAACAATAGGTAAAATGTATTTTAAAAAAATAAAAGATACTTTATTATATTTTGATTTTCAACCTTTGTTATTTTTTTGGGTTGCAAGTGATATTTTAAATAATCAAATTCTTTGGACTACATTAAAATATTGGACTGAAGCTGGTCAACCTAATACATATTGGTTATATTCTGCATATTTAACCATTAGTGTTTCAATGATGATTTCATTACACAAAACAAAATGGCTTGTTAAATTTGTAACAGCATATTTAATATTATATTTATTTTCAACTATAAGATATTTAGTAAACACATTTGAAAGTGAAAAAGCTTTTGTATTAATAGACTTTAAAAATATATTGATTACATGCTGGTATGCTTTTATGTGGGCATGGATTCTATTTAAGTTAAAGAAAGAAATACTAGAAAGATCACTAAAATAATGAGCGAAAATCTAACTACAATAATAATTACAGCAATATCTGTCATCTTTGGTGCAGGTGGTTGGAAGTTCTATGAGTTTCTTATCCGTAATAAAAGAGAGAAACAAAAAGAAAATCAAAGTGAACAAACTATTTATAGAGATGATTTAATAAGTAGAGTAGAAAAATTAGAAAAAGATAAAGACAATTGTACTAACGCTTTAATGGATGTTAAATCTGAAGCTTCAGCCTTAAAAGTAAAAGTTGAATTCCTAGAAAGAGAACTAGATAGAATAAAATCTAGATAAAAATACTATAAACTTTATTTAGTTAAACATTTTATATATATATTTGTTTAATGTTTAATTAAATAATTATAAAATGTCAAAAACCAATTTAAAAAATCAAGAGACAAAACTTAGCAAAAAAGAACTTAATGCTAGGCGTGAAGAAATTACATCTTTTTACAATGACAACATAGAACATTTAAAGATACAAGCAAAATATGAAAAACTTTTAGCTAGTATAGAAAAATCTAGAGCAGAACGAATGCAAGCTCAAATGTTTATGGCTCAACAATATGCTGATGAAAAAGAAGGTGGTGTTGCATCAGATTCAGAAGAAGCACAAGCATTTAAAGCAGCAATGGAAGCAGCAGCAAAAAATATTGATTAACTTAAATTTAATATTATGCTACTTAAAAAAGGAGACGTAAGTCTTAATGTATCTCACTTACAAGATAAATTAGATTTAAAAAAAGATAGTCATTTTGGACCAATGACAGAAAAAGCTGTTATAAGGTATCAACTTTCTAATGGTTTAGTTGTTACCGGAATGGTAGACAGTGATATGTGGGTATTGCTTTTTAATAAACCATTTGTACCAGAAGAATCTATTGATGAAGATACTGATATATCAAATGGGTACTATACAACTAATTTTAATCAGCTTATTCACAAACATTATTTATCAAAAGGTGAATATTTAAAAGGTCCTGTAGAAAATGAATATATATTCTTACATCACACTGCAGGAAACAATAATCCATACAGAACTATAGATCAATGGGGTAGAGATAACAGAGGTAGGATTGCCACTGAATTTGTATTAGGGGGTATTAACCATAGAAATGGAGATAATGAGTTTGATGGTGTTATGGTACAAGCATTTCCAACTGGATCACAAGGATGGCACTTAGGTAAAACATTATCCGGTTGGATGAATAGGCATTCTGTTGGTTTAGAAATATGCTCAATGGGCTATTTAAATAATGATCATAAAACATATGTAAATACTAAAGTTTTATCAGATCAAGTAATAGAGCTTGATGAACCATTTCAAGGTTATTTACATTACCATAAATATTCTGATGCACAAATAAAAGCAATAGAACAATGGATTCGTTATGTAGGTGAAAGAGATTGTATTGATATTAGAATAGGATTAAAACAATTTATTCAAAAATATGGTCCAACAAAAGGATTTGGATTTCAAATGGATGCATCTTTAGGAAAAATAAAAGGATTATTAACTCATACTAATGTTAGAAAGGATAAATCTGATTGTTATCCGGATCTTAACCTTGTAGATATGATCTTAAGTTTATAATTATGGCAATCGTAAATAAAGTAGATTTAAAACATAAAGTAGGTTTACATACCTCAATAAAATATCAAATAGTTACATATTGTTTTTTTAACGGAATAACAATTAGTAAATCTGATTTAGAATTTTTAGCAGTATTAGCAAGAAACCCTAATATAGAAATTTCAAAATTTTGCAATATTTTAACTGATCTAACAATATTTAAAAGTTCACAATCAGCTAGAAATGCAATCTCTAAAGCAGAAAAAAAATTACTAATAGATAAAAAAGGTAATAATAAAAAAACAATAAAATTAAATAAATACATAAATGTTCAATCAAAAGGACTAGTATTATTAGATTATAAAATTTTAGGAAGTGAATCCAAAGAAACACAAAGAGTTTAAAAAGGGAATTGCAGAAGAAGTTGGAGTTCATCAGCAAGTAGTTGATGATTTTATATCCTTTTATTATTCTAAAATTAGAAAAAAACTTTCTACTCTAGATTATCCCAGAATTAATGTAGAAGGCATTGGCACATTTTATTTAAGAAAAGGTAGATTAGAAACTGCTATTAAAAAAAATAAAAGTATGTTGGGTAATATTGCAAAAAGAACATATAATGGATATGCTAAAAGTGAAAGTATAACTGAAAACATAAAGCAAATGACTAAAGCTTTAAAACAATTAGAAGAAGACAAAGAAAATAAAAAAAATTTTAAAGCAAAAAAATGAGTAAGTCTTGGAAAAAATATACTAATGTTTTTAAAAATATAAATCAAATTGCAGAAGGCATTAAAAATAATATATTTAAAAAAGAACACATTGAAGCTGTTGCAAAAGAAAGATTTCAAACATGTATTAAATGTTCTATGTTTGATGCAAAAGGAACAGATTGCTTAGCTCCTGGTACTCAACCTTGTTGTTCAGATTGTGGATGTAGTTTGGCTTTTAAAGTAAGATCATTATCTAGTGAATGCCCAAAAGGTTATTGGAAATCACTTATGTCTGAAGAAACAGAAGAAATAATAATTAAACAAATAGACAATGAGCAAGTTAACTAAAGAACAAATAGTAGCAGAATTAATAGCTGAAGATCAAATAACCATAGAAGAAGCAGTTACTTTATTAACTGAAAAAACTAGTACTGTAATAAATAATTTTACAACTCCTGGAAGATTTGATTATACAACAACAACAACATAAAAATAAAACCATGGGACTAAGATTTGTAGAAGAAGGTCATGTGTATGAAAGCACAGATGAAGAGAAAATAAACTGGACAAGTGTAACATCCTTTATTGGAATGTTTAAACCCAAATTTGATAGAGAAGGGCAAGCTAAAAAATCTTCTAAAAATAAAAGATCTAAGTGGCATGGTATGACATCAAAAGAAATAATAACTGCATGGGATGGTGAAACACAAAGAGCTATTAAATTAGGAAATTGGTATCATAACCAAAGAGAAGCAGATATGATGGAGTTAAATACCATTGGCCGTTATGGTTTTGAAGTACCTATTATTAAACCAATTATTGATGATAAAGGTATAAAATTTGCACCGGTTCAAAAACTTAGGGACGGTGTATATCCAGAACACTTAGTTTATTTAAAATCAATGGGTTTATGTGGCCAAGCAGATGTTGTTGAAATAGTAAATGGATATATTAATATTAATGATTACAAAACAAATAAAGAAATAAAATCTAAAGGTTATACAAATTGGGAAGGTATAACTAATAAAATGTATAAACCTGTAAATCATTTAGATGATTGTAATCTTAAACATTATAACTTACAATTAAGTATTTATGCGTATATTATTAAGAAACATAATCCTAAATTAAAAATAGGAAAGTTAACAATTCAACATGTTAAATTTGTTAAAGTAGGGGAAGATAAAAACGGTTATCCAATTACAAAGGTAGAAAATGGTGAACCTGTCTTAGAAGAAGTAAAAATATATGAACTGCCATATTTAAAAGATGAAGTATCTTCATTAATGATGTGGCTTAAAGATAAAAATTAATGGCAGCAATACAATTAACACAAGTTTTTTTAACACAAACAACTCCTCAAACAGCCCCTGCTACAATGTATATAGTAGAAGGTTCAGAATCTTTAATAGCAATAAATCCTACTTCATTATCTGGTGTTGGAACAGCATATCAATCAAACGGAACTATTATAGATGTACGTCAAGTATATGTAGCAGGATCTATGCTACCAATTTATGTTACTGATAGTTATGCTACTGTTAAAGCTTATATAGATGCCTTATAAAAACAAAACAATATGATAGTAAGATTATTTGATATACAAAACAATAAAGTTATACCTTCTGAACATTGTTATTCTTTACCATTTCTTAAAAAAATAATGACAGAATATCCAGATACATATATGCAAGTATATCAATATGTATTTTACATGAGTTGTCCAAATCCAGATTTAAATCCATTTTTTAATTTACCAGAACATGAAAAAGAAGATATAATTATAGAAGAAGTTGGTTTAGAAGAATCACCTGAAGATGGTAAAATTAGATATGCTTTAGATATGTGTAAAAAAATGTATGAGACACCTACATATAGAGCTTATGTGGGTATTAAATCCATGTTAGATAGATTGGCAAAGTATATGGAAGTTACTGCAATAGAACACGGCAGAGACGGTAATATAAATTCAATGGTTAATGCTGCTGCAAAATTTGAGCAAATAAGAAGTTCTTACAAAGGTGCATTTACTGATATGAAACAAGAACAAGAAAGTTCAGTACGTGGTGGTGCAGGATTAGCATACGATCAACTATAAATGAGTAAAAATAAAACGCAATGGCATTTCTGTTATTGGGATGAACCAGAATTTAATAATATAAAAAAAACTAACAAAGATGGCACAACAAGTAATACCAGTAGGAAAAAAACTTTTAATCAAACAAAAAAAAGCTCAAACAATGACTGAATCAGGATTTATTATACCTGAAATGGCTGTTAAAAAAGAATGTATAGGTACTGTAGTTGGTATAGGGCAATCAGTAGAAGAAATTAAAATGGGGGATGTTATTCAATATACGGAACATTGTTTACCTACTGCAATGAAACACAATCAAGAAGAACATTTATTAATTCAAGAAGGTGATGTATTTGCAATTTTAGTTGAAGTACCGAATGTATAAAACCGTTCCTACATACACAAATGGAGAATGGTCAACAACTGATTTTGAAACTGAAAAATTATTTATAGATTATATATTAAGTATATTTAAAGAACCTGGTGATTATGGGTTTACAGATATAGCATATATATTTAATAGTGAGGCTAAAGCTTTTAACAAACAGGGCTTTTATTGTAATGCACCATTTAGATCAAAAGACTTCACTACCTATTGGGAAGATCAAAAAAACAAATGTAGGGTAGGTGTAATATATAATGATGGTCCTAAAAGTTTTTTTTTAAGTAGAGATTATTATATGTGGTTAAACTTTCTACCCATATTTGATAAAGAAGAAAAACATTACGGTTTTGCTAAAGTAAGAGATGCACAATATCACATGGCTCTTTATGAGTTATTAGCAGAATTAAATAATAAACATTCAGCAATATTAAAAAAACGTCAAATAGCTTCTTCATATTTTCATATGGGGAAGTTAATTAATACATATTGGTTTGAAGAAGGATCCATTTGTAAAATAGGTGCATCTTTAAAAGATTTTATTAATGACAAAGGTTCATGGAAATTTTTAGATGAATATAAAACGTTTTTAAATGAACACACCGCTTGGTATAGACCAAGTAATCCAGAAAAAGTATTATTATGGCAACAGCAAATTGAAGTTAAAATAAATAATAGAAAAACAGCAAGAGGATTAAAATCTAAAATTCAAGGTGCTTCATTTGAAAAAAATGCTACTACAGGCGTAGGGGGACCATGTTCATATTTTTTTCATGAAGAAGCAGGGATTGCTCCTAAAATGTCTGATACATATGAATACTTACGTCCAGCAATGTCATCAGGAATGATAACAACAGGAATGTTTATAGCAGCCGGATCTGTTGGAGATTTACAGCAATGTAATCCTTTAAAAGAAATGATACTTAATCCTGATGCAAATGATATTTATTCTGTTGAAACTAATTTAATGGATGCAGATGGAACAATAGGAATGGCAGGTTTATTCATTCCAGAACAATGGTCAATGCCTCCATTTATTGATAAATATGGAAATTCAGAGGTTGACGAAGCAGTAAAAGCAATTGTACAAGAAAGATCAAAATGGAAAAATGAATTAAATGGAGAACAGTTTCAATTAAGAATTTCTCAAAAACCAATGAATATTTCTGAAGCTTTTGCATATAGAAAAGCTTCAATATTTCCACAAGGGGTATTATCTAGACAACAAAAAAGAATTGAAGAAAAAGAATACCCCTATGAATTAATAGAATTAGATAGAGATGAAAAAGGAATCTCTGCTAAAAGAACTAATAAATTACCAATAAGTAAGTTTCCAGTTGATAAAAAACAAATAGATAAAACGGGTTGCATTGTTGTTTGGGAAAGACCTATAAAAAGCCCAGAATTTGGTGCTTATTATGCTTCTATTGATCCAGTATCAGAAGGAAAAACAACAACGTCAGATTCATTGTGTTCTATATTTGTTTATAAAAATGCAATGGAAGTAATTAGAACTACAGAATTGGGAGAGGTAGAACAATTTATAGAAAAAGATAAAGTAGTTGCTGCATGGTGTGGGCGGTTTGATGATATTAATAAAACACATGAAAGATTAGAACTAATTATAGAGTGGTATAATGCATGGACATTAGTAGAAAATAACATATCTCTTTTTATACAGCATATGATTGCTAGAAGAAAACAAAGATATTTGGTACCTAAACAACAAATATTATTTTTAAAAGATCTAGGTTCTAACAAAACTGTATATCAAGAATATGGGTGGAAAAATACAGGAACATTATTTAAAAGTCATTTAATATCTTACGCTATAGAATTCTTAAGAGAAGTAATTGATGAAGAAACTGATATAAATGGTGTAGTTACAAATCAAACATTAGGTGTAGAAAGAATACCAGACCCTATGTTAATAAAAGAAATGTTAGCTTATTACCCTGGTTTAAATGTGGATAGATTAGTTGCATTTGGTGCATTAATAGCATTTGTTAAAATACAACAATCTAATAGAGGATATACTAAAAGACGTGAATCAGAGGGTAAATCTTTGGTAAATTCAGAAAATTTGTATAAATTAAAGTATAGTCCATTTAAAAATATTGGACGTAGTTCAACATCAAGAACTAATAGACCCAACAGGTCTGGATTTAAAAATATTAAATAGATTTAACTAAACAAAATACGGAATGAAAGTATTAAATGCAATGCAGTTAAAAAATGGCGCTAAAGCAGAATCTAGCTCTACGTATTCAAGTTTAACTCAACCAGTACAGTTTTTACCTGCTTCAGAAAAAACTGATGATTGGTCAGCATGGAATTTAGATTGGTTAGAATTACAAGGTGTTGAATTTTTAAGATCAAATGCAAGAAGGCTTTTAAAAAACTATAAATTAGCAAAAGGTATTATTGATAAATCAG